TCCTTTAGCAATATATCCAAAATAATTAGCATCCATTCCAGCATTAGATGCTAATGAATCACAATTAACATTTAATACAGTTGATGCACTACTATAACTAGCAGGAATAGTTAAATTCTTATTGTATGGACTCTTAGTAAAGATATCTGTAGGACTCTTAGCAGGACCATACATGTGATTAGAATTAGCCACCATAAACTTAATATATGGTGAAGAATTTCTATTACTCTGAGTATTTCTAATAGCAGATGGCATTCTTCCAGTTACATCTTCTCCAGGTCTGAAAGTTCCACTTATCATTTCTATTTCAATCAACTTAGGAACACAGAATTTATTAACATCTACCCCATCAAAGAAAGCATATACTCTCTCATAAGGTTTAAATTCTTTTCCAGTGAATTTAATTCCCCTAGATCTCATAAAGTTAATGATATCTCTATTAACTACTCTACTTCCTAAAGATGAAGTATCTATTGTTTCTTGAATAGTTTGTTGAGTACCAGTTCTTTGTTGATTGAGGGAAACTCCACCACTTGCAGTTATATTATTAACTATAGAATCACTAGGATCTAGTATCTGTTGGTTTCCAACGTTTATACCAGATAATAATCCTTGAACTGCTGCATTATTAGAATTACCACTACTATTCTGTAAAGTTTGTTGATTGTTAGATAGACCAAGATCCATACTAACACCAACAGTCTCCCAAGAATTATAGTCAGTTGGGGCAATACCCATTCTAAGACCATCTGCACCTTCAGTAACTTCAGCACCTATCATGGAAGCCATAGCATTGAATGAACCCTCCATCATAACATCATTTGGTTGCATCTTAGTGACGTCAATCCAAATATCAGTATCTGGTTCTAATTCTATAGATCCTTCCCAGAACATAACAAGGAAAGGAGTTACATTCTCAACTCTAGTTGCATATGGTTGGAAAGTATGTAATACATCAGTATAATCTAAAGTTACAAGATTACTATTCCTTCTCACATTACTACCTTGAATAGTAGCAAATTTAGAATCTATAGAAGTTCCATTACCAATTCCAGGTATAGCATTAGAACCTACCTCTAAATTAAGAGCAGTAGAATAATGAGCAGGTCTCAATACACTCTTCTTTTTATCAATAGAGTTTCTAACACCAATACTTGAATCTTGAGGTTCTATAGTAGTAAAATTATCTACAAATATACCAGATTTAAATCTATTCAATCCATTAGCATCTGGAATGAACTTATTCAAAGCATCAGATTCAACTGTATTCAATGAAGTATAATATTCTAAGTTTTTAATTCTTTGTTCCAACTTAGAGATATCACTCATCTGGAATCTCTTATATTGAATGAATTTCACCCTTGCATCAGAAGTCTTATAAAGATAAGGAGGTAAGAATACATTAGCAATATTCATTGCACCACTTATTTCTTCTGGCAACTTAGGTTCATCAGCAGGTGTTCCATAAACAACTTGTAAGAAACCTTCCTTATCAATATAAACTCTATCAACTCTTGGGAGATAATAACTAAACCCAATACTCATTGATTCATCAGAAGCAAGAATATACTTAGAACTATGTTGTGCTCCATTATTAGCTCCATCATCAAAAGTTCTTCCTAAAAATTCAAAAGGAGAACGAGCACCAGCAGTTACAGAGTATTCTCCAACTCTAGGTCTAGCATCAATTAAATCTGTATTTCTATTTCCATTAACACGTGGTATTTCTGTACCATAATCAAATCCACCATAAGAATTTACTGTAGTAATATCCCCAGTATCAGAAGAATCATAAGTTCCTCTAGCATAGTATACTTTTAACTTTTTAGAAGGAGCAGATATATCAGGTTTTCTTATTATACTAGAATATCCATAATATGATCCCTTTTGACCTGTCTCAAAAGTAAAATCACTAGTTATGTTTTCAGAACCTAATTCTAAACTAGCTAATACTCCAGTTACCTTGGATTGAGCAAAGGTAATTATCTCACCTGGTTCAAATGTAGTATTATTCAAATATACAAAATTAATACCTATATCACTCTTTCTTACTAGATAAATTCCTCTTGCTCCACTACTTTCACCTAAAAATTCTTCACCAATAATTAAATCACCAGTAGTTGAAGTAGGTCCATCCATAGATCCTACAACCATATTAGGTGATTCTGGATCATCAGTATTTACAGATTCATATATACCATATATTTTTATAATATCAGGAACATTTAAACAAATTTGTTGATCCTGAACTCTAGTTCCATATGGGAATACTAATCCATTTTGAGCATATGTAAGACCATCATTCAGAGTAGTTCCACCAATACCAGAAGCAGAAGTAGTAGATTTGTCTACAAGAGTATTCTCAGATACTTTCTTAATTTTAATCTTAGATGTAACGTTACTCTTACGTAAAGTGGCAACTAATTTACAATTAGTACTATTACTTCCTAATCCTTTAAATTGAATAGTAGTAGATCCATTAGTAAGGAACATCTTATTAGATGCTAAAGGTTCTGTTGTACCATCAGATCTAATTAAAGTATATCTCTCTTCATCATATGGTAAAAATACTTCACCATCATCAGCAGTTATTTGTGGTGTTATATTACTAGTAATATTAGTATTAAATTGTCTTCTTACAACTAAATTAGAACTAACTAAATCTACAGCCTGAACATTCTGTTTAGGGAATAAACTATAAAGACTTTCATTATCAGCTTGATTTCCTCCACCATTAGTCTTTTGTATTTGAGTACCAACTATTTTTATATCTGAAACTGTTTGTGCAGAAGTAGGAATTCCCCCATCATATACACCACTAACAGTAGAAACACCAGCTAAAGATAATTCAGTATCACTAACAGATCTAACTATATTAATAGTAGTTAATGTCTCACCAGGAATTTTATATGTAACTAAATCTCCTGTAGTTACAATACCAGCAAAATTATTTCCAGCACTAGTTAAAACAGATCTAGAACTAGATCCACCACCAGCACTTGATGCTGCTACTTTACCACCATCAAATGAAAGTATCTTATTAGGAATAAGGTCAGCAGTAAATGTTACAAGTCCAACTCCAGACCAATTAACAGAACTATAAACAGATTGAATATCTGAAATCTCATGATTTACAATTTTGGTTGTATATCTATCATTATCACTAACACCATTAAAAGTAAGTCTTTCACCTGGGAAAAAGTCTCCCTTTAAATCATAAGCAGTGAAAGCAACTCCAGCACTTACTGCATATCTCAAATATCCTTTAGCACCACTAGATTGACCTTCTATTAAAGTAGGTACAGTTAAAGTAACTTTAGAGTTTAGAGTAAAATCAGTATATACTTGTAAATCCCAAGTTGCTAAATCCCATTGATTAACTCCAGCAGTTGCTGTGTTATATGAACCAGATTCTAAAGCGAAATCATATAATCTAGCAACACCAATTTCTTTTCCTGCTGCTCCTTTATGTGCAGCATCAATAGAACCAGCACCAGCAACATGAGATGCTGATGGTTGTCCGTTAGAACCAACTCTTTCACTTCTTAAACTTATAGTAGCAGCAGTATTAAATCCTATAACAGGAGATCCTGTAACGTTATTAACTGTAAAAGATGGTCCGAATCCAAAATTAATAGATTGAGCAGTAAGAGTCTTTACATCTCTAGGTTTTTGAACATCAAATAATGCAGGAGTCCTTCTATCTACTTCATATCCCTTAACATATGCTTTACCAGGAGAAACCTTGTAAACCATTAAATTCTTATCTGGCTCACTTCCTTGTTCTGTTGCTTGTCCTGGTGAATATATTCCCCTATTACCTTTACCATCATTCAAAGATTCTCTAACTGTAGTGGTAAAATCTTTACAATAGTAATGACCAGATTCATCCCAAGTTCTTCTAGCAAGTTCATCTGCAAGATGATTATATTCTGGTTTTAATGGTCCACTTTCTAAAGCACCATTCTTAACCCTAGTTAATTCAACAAAACTCTCATCATTTAGATCATTAAGTCCTCTTTTCTCTAAAGTAGCAGTAATCCTTAATCTATCAGCACCTGGAGCAGTAAAATTATTAAATCCTTGAGCATTATCAGTAAGAGTTGGGTCAATATCAGAAGAAATAACATCTTCTTCTACTTTTAGTCCAACCCTCCAACTACCTTCATTAGAATATTGGTCTAATACTAAAACTTGATCTGCAACGTCTACAAAATATCCTCTTAGATAGAATATACCTTGAGATAATTGAAACGCCATTCCAGTAGAATTAGCATTAGTTGATATACTATTAGCAAACCCTTCTCCCTCTGCTATAAAAGTAGTAGCATAGCTAATATCTGTAGTGGTTCTTAAAACCTCATTATCAAAGAATGTATTTACTCCATCATCATCTCCACTCTCAAGATAAGCAATGTATAAAGTATAATTACCCTTTTCAGACTCTTGATCAGTAATATAAGTTACTATTCTTGCACTAACTCCAGAAGAAGATCCTACAATTGTTTTTCCAACCAATTGATCCAAATATAATGCAACAGGAACTCCTAAAAATTCAGGATCTATTTGTATACCATAAAATGCATCTTTAAAAGTCAATCCACCAGGAATGACTACAGAACCTTCTTTAAAAAGATGATTTCCAATGTCTTCAACTTGATTTTGAAGTGTGGATTGTAAAGACGTTAATTCCCTTGCCTGAACAGGAAATCCAGGTTTAAATAATACCTTATAATAGTTACTTGTAGGCTCAAAATCGTCAAAATAGGGAGCTACATTTAAATTCGTTTCCTGTGGCATGATTTCTTAGAATTGCAAGATAATTTTAACGTCTTCTTTTTGGGCTTTAGACCTAGTTATAGAAGGTCTATTGTCAACATATAATACTTCACCAGAATATTTTTTCATTTCTGGTTGCGCAACACCACTACTAAAAGACTGACCCAGATAATATGTACGATTATTTATTACAGTAGAGATACCTTGGAAATCAGTATTAATTCCTAAAGATACACTTCCTCCAGTAATAGTAAAACTACCACCTCCTGTTACTCCAGGAGTATCAACTAAATGACTAAAACCATTTTGTCTAAATCCATAAATTGGACTATTATTAGCAGTCCCATTAGAATTAAACCCTGCTGTGGTTCTATCCTGCCAGTACTTCAAAACACCTGTAATAGGGTCATATGATATAACTCTTCCAACAGCAGTAGAACCAACACCTACAGTTTGAGTAATAAAGGAGTCAGCCTCAAAAACAGCAGAACTATATCCTGTTCCAGTTAATCTTAAAGCATAACAAGCACTAGCTTTATCCAAAATCATCATCTGGTCAGAACCAAAAGATTGAGGATTTTTTATAATTCCAATTCTAGCAAATTGGTTTCCTGTAATAAAATCAGGGTTTTCATTATCATTCTCAAAACGTGCATATGCCATCCCATTTAATGCACCCAATTCCAGATATATATCCTTTCCATGTCCACCTGGTGGTGGAATAATTATATTAAATTCTGGTCTAGTTGTTCCTGTTGGAACACCACCTGCTTCTAAATCTACACTTCCATAAGTGTATCCAGAACCACCATCAGCAATAGTAACTGATTCAACCTTAGAATCATTATTGATAACAACAGTTGCTTTAGCACCATTACCATCACCTAGAATGGGAACACCAGTATAAGTGATATTAGCAGTACCAAGACCAACTCCACGATTAGTTATGGTAGCTATTTTTATTTGTCCACTAGAATCTGCATTCTCCCTTATAGGTGAATAACTAGCACTAGTAAACCAATCATCAGGAACAGGAAGATATCCTGTAGAATCAAACTTAATTGCTTGGCTTGGTCTTACACTAAAAAGATATTTCCAAATATATCCATCACCACTACTTCCAGCAGCTCTTGGTTCTAAATCAGTAAATGTTGGTTCATCT